GAATATCGTACAAACGGAGTCATACAAATGCTCTGACACTCTTAGATGTGGTTGTTAGTTCCCTGACCCGGGGAGCCCGGGGTGAGGGGATCGAGGTTCGTCCAAAGGCGACTCACGAGCAACAGTTGCTCGGCGAGTATGCCACTTATTTAGGACTTACCAAGACCCCGCAGGGTTGGAGGTTCATTGACGAGTTTGTCTCAGGTCCCGAGGCGGCTTTCTATTCTAGAGGCTACCTTGAGATCCTATTGGACTACTCATCGAAAATAATGAACTTCCGACTGGAGGATCAGTTAGTGATCTATCGTACGGCGGCCAAATGGCCGGTCGAGAAATTCGTTAAATTCGCGAAGTATGCAACAGCATACCCTTTCGCGAAATTTCTCGAGAACGATTTACCCACAGTACCAGACGGATGGCAGTCTAATCCGCTTTGGTCTGGGGCGCTGAAGAGATTCCTCAAAACACGAATTATTGCTCGTGACTCAACTAAAAATGCTCGATTATTTTTCGGCATTCTTCAAGGAGTCAAGAGGGCCTGTATGCAGGTCGATGAGCAATTTATCGTGGATGCGATGGTCAAACATCGTGCTGCGCTTACTGACAAGCCAAGAGGCAAATGTCCAAGCAAAGGCAAGATGTCGTTCTACTACCGTGACTTCTTCGCGACCTTCAAACCCAGAGAACCTAAACTCCACGAAGCTACTTCAAGTGCTTCGTTCGAGTCGGTTCGTGGTGATGGTGGTGCGCGCGGTTGGCTTCAAGCCAGACCAGAGATCACAAGAGAAGAACTGATTACCATGGTAGAGACTAGACCAGGGGTTACTGAGTCCGTTTTCGGACCCACCCTACAGGCAGATCTCGATGAGCTAATTGATAGAGCTCTCGAGGAACCAACTGCGGTCAAAGTCTCGGCTATCCTGGAACCTCTCAAAGTCAGATTGATAACGAAGGGTAACACCCTACGTTACTGGCTCTCGAGAGATTATCAGAAACAGCTTTGGGAATATTTACAAACATTCCCTCAGTTTGTTCTGACAGGACGCCCACTCATGGCATCAGACCTACACTCCTTAATCGAGAGAGAAGAGAAACTTGGTCTCAATTTCACAGATTGGGTCAGTGGTGACTATGCAGCCGCTACTGATTCCCTTGATCTGCGACATACTAAGGCGGCTTTTGAAGCCAGCCTTCGTATGGGACTATTTACTCTTCCCCCGAAATATCAGGAGGTATTGCGGAGCGTTCTTTATGAACAGGATATTCATTATCCTGAAAAGCTCAGCAAATCGCATGAGGGATTGGGGCCGGCCAAACAACGGACGGGACAGCTTATGGGATCAACCCTCAGCTTTCCTATCCTATGCGCTGTTAACATGTGCGCATATTGGGCCGCCCTTGAGGAACACACGGGACTTGATATCGATCCCGAGGACCTACCGGTCCTCGTTAATGGTGACGATATCTTGTTCCGATGTGATCAGCGCCTATATGGGATTTGGCTTCGGAAAGTCAAGGAAGTAGGATTCGAGCTCAGTCTAGGTAAGAACTATGTTCACAAAGAGTACCTCACGGTTAATTCACAGTTATTCCATCATAGGAAAACTATGGGCGATTTTGGTGACCTTAGTCACAAATTCGTACCGTGTGGCGTCTTGAACGCAGGTCTTTTGACCGGACAGAGCAAGATCACAGGCCGCAAGGAAGCCAAGATGGCGCCCTTGTGGGATTACTTCAATGAAGTGACACGTGGAGCAATCAATCCTGAGCGAGCGAAGATGCGGTTTATCCATTACCATCGGAAAACCGTCGAGGAGATTACCCAACAGGGGAAATTCAACCTCCACATCGTGCCTATGAAGGGAGGACTTGGCTTTGACCCAATTGGGGAACTCAAAGCCACGTCCTTCCAGAGGCGATTCGCTTCATTTATGGATGACAAGCTCAGACAGGATCCAGGAAATTACCAGAAGATCGCGATCATAACGAACGCGAGCAAAAGGGACATTCCTTCTGTCCGTCACATTCCGAAATACATCGTTCAGCCGAAATACGGCCCGTACGAA